GTAGTACATATGTCTAAGTTTGCAAACAAATTCTTATCAACTCTTAACGAAGAAATCGAGAAAGAAGGAAACGCATTTTCGAAAAAACTCGCTACCACTCCAAAGGGTGGTAAGTTTGAAATTAACGGTAAAGAAGTTAAGGACACTAGTGATTACGATAGTAAGGTATCTGAAGACAAACAATTAAAGCTTAAAATGGGTGAAAAGAAAGCCAAACAACTTAAGCTTAATTTAAAATCCGAAGCTTTAATACAAGGTGTAATGTCAGCTGAAGCTGAAGATCCAGCACCAGCCCCGGCACCTGAAGTAGATGACTCGGAAGCTTGGAAACAATCATTAGACAAAAGTACCGACCCAAAAGACTTTGATGTAGCCGATAACCCACAGTTAGGGGTTGACTCATCTGGTATTACTGCTGCTCATGAATGGATTCAAAAGCTAGTTGAAATGGCTGAATTCGTTAACGGTACCGGCCCAGAAAGTCTCAACTCTCAAATCAATCAATTAGAATTAAAGAACTCAGTACCATTTCGTGGTGTTGTACGTCGTGAAGAGAAGCGCATTACTAAACTCGCAGAAAACCTTCGCGGATTAGCAGAAGTGCTCAAGTCTGTTGTCATTACTTCCGAAAAGAAAGTAAAAGACGCAACTAGCCCTCGCTAATCTCTTGTAACGCTTTGAACGTCTCGGGGAATAATACCTCGAGACGTTTTTTTATGTCTAAAGCTATATCTCTATGCTCTTTTTGCGTTTCGACAGCACAACGAAGCTCTAAATAATGAATCCAGCTACGCAATGAACCAGTCATATAGATAGTAGTTTGAGTGTTAAGAGGCAAAATCATACGTGCACACTCTTTAGCAATACCGCTTTGTACAAGAGTGTCGTATGTACTCTTAATAAGCTTTTGTAGATTGTATACGGTATTCTTAAGATGAGCTTCAAGCTCTATTGGTTCGTCGCCTACCTGACGATTAGTCTTACCTTGTTTGCGCCATTCAATCTCTTCTAGTTCGGTTACTTCAGCATAACGCTGACTAAATTCTTGAAAGGTAAATGAGCGGTGCCGTAAAATTTGAGCTGCAATCGCTCTTGAGGTTTTAATCTCAAACGTGCATGATACATGCTCAAACGGACTAAAATGCTTATGCTTAATAAGATACCGAAGAAGCTTATGGCCTGTCTCTGTGTTCATTTGATTAGCCGGGTTACTAACTCGGGCTATGTATACAATAAATTCTTCAGGGCTAAGAGCGCTGTAATCCCGGCCAAAACTTGTCGCTACGATTTGTGGCCCTGTATAAGCTACTAATTTAGTTTGCATTTTTAATTTGTGAAAATTGTAAAAGACCTTTCATGCCTGTATATAAATGTTTTATAACGAACTCAGGTTTAATCTCGTCTTCCTTTAAATGTACACAAAGATCGTTGAGATCTTTAAAGCGTTCAAGTCCTTTAGGCCAGATAAATACTGTATGCCCTCTATCTAACAGTTCTTTAGTTACCCTATATGAAGTCTTATCTACCCATTGGTTATCTAATACATAAGCGACCTTATGCATAGGAAAGCTATTGGTAATGCTTTCTAATTGATCCTCTGTAGGTTTGATGCCTGCAAGCGCTACACTATTACGTAAAAACATAGCGTCGATCGGGCCTTCTTGTAAAAAGATATATTCAATCTCAGGAGTGACTCGATCTATATTAAAAATACCTTTGTCTGAATTGGTCTTTGAAAGGTACTTAGCCCGTTCTTCATCTTCTTTATAGAGTGCTCGGGTTTGGTAAAAGTCTATCTTAGGGCTACCATCAATAACGTAAAACGGAAATACCACTCTGTTCTTATGAGTGTAGTCAGTCAGGCTTAACCATAGCGCTCTTGGTTTATTAACGGCTGTATCCAGGCGTCTCTTAGAGATAAAGTCAAGTGCGTCCTTTACTACAGAGTTCTCTTTATAGAATGAGACTTGATTTATATCAAACAAATTAATACTATCGTCCGGTAGGCTCTTTGGATTATATTTCTTATACGTTACCGACTTTTTAATAAGATCCTCAACAGATTCGGTGTGCTGTTCGGATTCTGCTAAAATCTCAGGTATAGTCATACCGGATACATCTTTAACAAAATCTATCCCGGACTTACTTGTATTACAGTTATGACAGTATGCAAAGCCCTCTTCAGGTATATAAAAGAAACGTCTCTTTTTACCGGCACTTGCTCCTTCGTGACAATACGGACATTCGGAGGTGTACGTACCGGCATTTTTTTTAAATAACGGTCGCTTACAGTACTGAAAGAATGTACGTATAACTAAATTTTGAGATATCTGCACAGGTAAGTAATTAACAGTATATGGGCGCCTCTAAAAATAACAAGTACATTCAAGGAATTTATAACCCTATCAACAAGTCAAAGTATATAGGCAATACAAATCCTTCTTATCGCTCTTTATTAGAAAGAAAGTTTTTTTACCATTTCGATAACAATCCGAACGTAACGGCTTGGGCAAGTGAATCAATAGTGGTACCGTACTACAATGATGTTGACAAAAAAGTACACAAGTACTATATAGACTTAATTGCCGCTATTAAAGACAGTACCGGGGTGTCTCAAAAGTATTTAATTGAGTTAAAACCGTTTATGCAGACTCAACCCCCGGTGCAATCTAACAAGAAAAAACAAAGCACTGTTCTGTATGAAAACTTAATGTATCATCAGAATCAGTGCAAATGGAATGCTGCAACTGAGTATGCAGCTAAAAAAGGAATGAAGTTTATTGTATTAACCGAAAAGTTTTTCGGTTAACTCTTAATCGCGTTCAGCTTGCTCGGGCTCGTCATCAGTATCATCAAGACGTTTCTTTTTCATTGAGCTGACGTAGTGCGATACATGTGGATCGATTTCTCCTTCTCCATCTTCATCGTCGTCTTCTTTTGGTGCTTTAGTCTTAAGCTTAAGCTTATCTTTTGCAAGTTTGCCGAGTACTTCCTCAGCATTACCAAGTTTCATACCGCGGCGTGCCATAGCAGCTGCGATATTAGCATATGCATTTTGTCTTGATAACTCTTTGCTATCTGGTTGAAATTCAGTATCAATATCAGTGGCACCCGAGCCTTTAGCAATTCCGATCATATTCATTACTTCTTTAGGTGATGTAACATAACCGGTTTTAAGTGTTAGAGGACCTGAATTAAGAGCCTTGAGATGAGCAACGACTTCTTCTGGAGAGGCTTCAGGGTTACCAGCAATAAAATCATCAATAGCTACTTGAGTCTTTTGAGCAGATGCAGAGTTGTCGATATCATCAGTAGGTACATCTCCCATTGCTGGACTATCAGTTGCAGCTGCTGGCTCTGAACTAGCGATACCTTTCTTAACCATAGCACGAGCTTTCCAATAAGGCATACCTTGTGCAATAAGTCTGGCAATTTCTGGATTAGGAGCACGGCCACGAGCGCCTTCTGCTGATACTGCTTCAGCATCATTAGCCATAGCAGGATCGTTGTTTTCAAATAAAGTGTTAGCAAGCTTGTTAAAGTTCATACGGGTATAATATATACTTACTTCCCCCCAGTCAAGTTTTTTCTTAAAAATTCTTGTTGTACAAAATCAGATACTAGTGAATCACTTTCTCCGAAGAAATCCCCTTTTTCATTAATATACATACTCATTAGAGCAATACGTTCTTGACGATTACCATACAGCGGTATAAATGCCGGACAATCATCAGTATCAAAAAAGCGAGAACCCGTCTTCTCCCATGCTTTATAAATCCCCTCAAAAAGATGTCCGATTTCAGAACGGTAAATTGGATCTATGTCTCTGTTAGGGGCGCTTGTTAGTAATACATCGTTTTCTGCGCAGAATGGAATATAAAAAATAATTGAATAAAATTTAATCGATTGACGGAGAGTATTAACGGTTTTGTCTATAAACGCTTCGTCGATATCGGATTTATCTTTCTCATATAACCAAAGAGAGTAGACTAAGTTGTCAATCGGGGTACGATCAAAGACCATTTTCTTTTTACCGTAACTAGCCATTGCTTCATCTACGAGGAAATTAAGAATTGCTTCCTGAGATGCTTTAGTACCTTCTTTATTAATTGGAAGTTTCTTCTCTTTAATTAGATCTCTATAAGACTTTTCCGGTGAAGAAAACATCGGCCACTTGTCTTTCATATCTTGGATAAGAGTAGACTTACCAACACACTGAGTACCAATAATACCGATTTTATTAAGCTTTTCCATTATGGAGTAGATTTAGGTTCATCAGTATCGTTATCAACGTAGTCAAGACGAGCATTCTCGGGTGGAATATATCCCATGCCTCTAATAAAACAATCGAACTGCTCTAAAAGTTCAGACAAAGCTATATCACCGGGTAATTCAATTGCAAGCTTGCGCTCGGTGCCGCAATGACTAGCAAATTGATCCTCTGGATCATAACTAACTTCATAAGATAATGTAATTTTTTGTTTCATAATTTTAATTAGACCTTGAGTGCTTTATCCCAAACTTGTAAGTGCATTCTATTAGAGAATTTAAGATTATATTTCTTACAGATATCAGCTACAGCAGGACCGATTTTAATAAGTTCATCTCTAGAGCCACACATTGGCATAATCCAGATTAGTTCTTCTGGAAGATTGATTTCTGGGTTATCTACAAATTTTTCATACATCTCATCTAGATCTGATTCTTGCTTTGCAACAAACTTGAAGCAAGCCTTGTGCTTTATAAGGTAACGAATAACTTCTGGTTTAAAGCGCTTGTCTTCAGGGTCACCGTTAACAGAAAGCTTAGGAGAAGTAGTGTAAGTTACTTCACAGCCAGTTGTTAGCCAACCTGCATCAGGTAAGATAGTACCATTAGTTTCAAAGTCTATGTATAAGGTCGGCCCAATAGGGTTATCAGAAGAAGCGTTAAGTGCTCTACTGTAATCTGCAAACCCCCACCGGTCTCTAATAAAATGTACAAACTCTAAGAGGTTCTTTTGCTGAATAAAAGGCTCTCCACCGGTAAGCTTAAGAAGAGCACCCTCTTTAAGACGGCTATGGTAATCGTTCTTTTCAAAAAATTGAGCGATCTCTTCAAACGTCATTTTATTTTTCTTAGACCAGGAGACGTAGCTGTCACAACCGAAAGGTGCATCTGGGCTCTTAAAACCAATACAGGTAAGATTGCACATTGACAGTCTCATAAACACTGAAGGGTAACCGATATACTTACCTTCCCCCTCTAGGGTGTAAAATACAAAATCGTCACTCAAAAAGAGTGTTTTATTAGGATCAATAGTCATATGTTATTATACGCTGTTAAATTAGCTTTTCCATACATGATCCGGAGAAGTCTTCTCGTAGATCGCACTATTGCCTTCGTGTTCCCAGACTTCTACTTTCTGTACCCAGCAACGACCGTAAGTTAACTCTTGAATATAATCATTAGCTACTTCAAAGCAAAAGTTTGCAAATTTCTCGATACCGACCCCATCTGCCATAATTACAAGTTCAATCATATCACGCTTATCAAGTTCTTTAAACATATCGAGATCAGGATCGGTACCTGAGACCACAGTCTTATGGTCGAACGTCTCTTCTAATGTATTCTTAAGCTCTTTGAGAGCTCCAAAGTCAACGACCCAGTTATTACTATCAAGCGAGCTACAGGTAAACCAGAACTTAGCTTGTAAACGATAACCGTGAATAAAACGGCAATGACTTTTAGCAAGCGGCTGTCTGAATGCACAGGAGCCGAGCGGTATAACCTTGGTAGAAACGTATCTGTTGCTCATAATACGTATAGTAACGTATTATAGCTAAAACTCAACTAAGTTCGTCTAGGTTTTTTTCAACCCATTTTAAAAGTACGTCCTCATCAATATCTGGCGGGCTGCAAAGCATTGCATTATTTTCTTCAAAATTATTGTCAAATAAACTTTTTTGTAATATTCTTTTTTCTTCTATGTTTTCTATATTAAGATAAATATTAGCGCGTTTATCCTTTATTACAGTGTTGCCAGCTAAGATAGAATGTATACCCTTTATAGACTTGAAAGTACCTATTTTATATTCGTTAAGAGTGTTTATAAAATCTTGACGGTTACTATCGGTTTTAAAGAATACAAATATCGGTATATCCTCACTCCTATAAAGTAATTTACGATATCTTATATTCACTTTGTAAATACTTATTTAAGAGTAAGTATAATTAATGCACTTCGGCAATAAAAATAAGCTTACAAAAACTAACGAAGCTATGGACGTACCCCCTATACATTTTAACGTCCCTGCAGCTCACGTACAGACTGTAAGTGCTAATAAAAGTAGTTTTAAAGACTTTTATAAAAGTAATGTGCCGTCTTTCAATACGGATTCAATGTTTATACATAAAGCTGCTGAGTATATAAAATCAAACGAGGGGATAAAAAATAAGCTTTATAAAGATAGTAAAGGCAAATGGACAATAGGAATCGGTCATCTAGTCACCCCTAACGAGTTTGAAATGTACAGAGGAAAAGTACTAAGTGACGAAGAAATTGAAGCTTTATTTGCAAAAGATATGAGCTCAAAATTAATACACATTAAACAATATTTTGGAAGTGCTTATGATAGCTTTCCGGAAAATATAAAAATTGCTATTATTGACGGTTACTTTAGAGGGGATTTATCGGGCTCCCCGGAAACAAAAAAACTGCTTAAGGCTGGTCTTTTTAAACAGGCTGCTCAGGAGTATCTTAACAATAAAGAATACAAAGCAGCAGTAGCCTCAGGCTCTGGGGTGGCAAAGCGTATGCAACGCAATGCCGCAGCTTTTAAGAGTGCTACTTAACCCTGGACGTTAGGGTTAGCAGGATTGAGTCGGTCGACAATATCAGTTAATTGCTTTTGCTTTTCAAGAGCATTCTGAATTGTAACCTCGGCGGTAAATATTGCTTTATCAGCAGCTTCCAAAGAGTCAGGGGATATAGAAAGCGCTCTTTGTATTAAGTCTACTAAATTTCTCAAGCCCTCAGATGATACTGGCTCTGGAGCGGGTTGTTCTACAGGTGCCGGTGCAGCAGGAGCAGGCTGTGCATTACCACCGGTTTGATCTATTGCAGGCGCAGGAGCAGCGGGAGCAGCTTCTGCTTCTAATAAAATATTAGTATAGACCTGATTGACTAATGAATCAAACTTTTTCATTGGGTAGGGGCTACTGGTTTACCAGCAATAACTGATTGTAACTCTTTAACTCTCTTTTGATCTACGTTTGTTTTGGCCTGTATTGCAGTTAACTCAGCTTGAGCAGCTTTTTTAGCAGCATCTGCTTGAGTTTTCTGCGCAGCCTGTAACTTAGGATCAGCCGGCTGTACTTGAGTCGGATTGGTGCCTGGATTTGCACCTGAGGCAGTTGCGGTAGTAGGTTGACCACTTAAATTACTAATCTCATTAACAATTTTTAAGAACTTGCTATTAGCTTTAACTTTTTCGTAAATATGATCCATTTGCTATTATTTACTACGTTACAACAAATTTAAACAAACAAAGTTGATTTTTTTAAATCCGAACTATATAATACATCGGGGGTAGAAAGACGAGGCTTATATAAATTCATAAATTTATATCATCGTATTATAAGGGGTGCCCGCTTTCTTTGTATCCTTTTAATAGGTTCGCTTCGCTCACCTTAAGCCACTTACGTATATTTATATAATATATATATCTCCGAGAGGATATGTTAAAAGGGAAAGGTTAGCTTGATTCCGTGTTTTTCAAAAAAAGACTTCATCTTGCGAGGAGAAAATCTATTAAAATCAAAGTTATATCGGCAATCTCTGATTAATAGGGAGAGTTCTTCACCACTACCACCACTCTGCTTCAGACAATTAAACTCTAGAGCATTGGTGTAAACTATAACTGGAAACACCTTGCATATCTTTGCAAGAGCTTTTGGAAACCTAATTCCTAGGTTAATATTCGAATCGATATAAAATATAACATTCTTACGGTTATCGCTATTTTTAAAACAATTAATCAGGCGATTTAAAGTATGATACAGGTATAACTTGTCACTATCTTTATCTTTAATCTCAAGCCCGTATATTTGCGTCAAATCTTGGTAATAGCATTTTTCAATTTCAGCAGCAAAGGACTCAGCGTCCACCACCGTCAGACCGAGTGCTATTTTCTGTATACGCATCACTCTTTATTGTAGCTTCTAATTTGGATTGTTCAAGTAGTTTCTTTAGTAAAGCATCAGGTGCTCTACCTATTCTACAGTTAATAATACCATTGTAAAACCCTTCTTTAAGAAGTACATCATTATCAAATTGTTTTTTAGCTTCATAGTAAGCCAGCTCAAACTTACTATCACAAAGCCATACTATTTCAAACGTAAATTTGTCTTTACCTATAGCCTGGATATCAGCGTTTAAGTCATTAGACGAAGACATATAGGTCTTCCAATCAGTCTCGATATCAAAATGGCGTTTATTCTTTTTACCCTTTAATGGTTTAAGCTTTTTAACAGACTTCATCTGTTTCTTACCAATATACCGCTTTTTATTTACAGTATTAGTAATAACGTAAATAAAACCGTAAGGTAAATTACCTTCTTCAATAGTAAGCTTAGTAGTCCAGTGGCCGAGATCCATTAACCCTACTTATTACATGCCTGGAGGTGTTCTACGGATAACCTTACCCTTTTTAAAACCTGGTGGTTTAAACCTAGATCCAGGAGGGGTAAACTTGTTTTTTTGTTTAGAGCCAAATAAGTTCCGGGCATCTCCTGGAGCGTAAAAGTCCCCACTTTGCCCTATTTGAAAAGCATGAGCTTGACCTGCACCAAAAGCACCTGCAGAAGTGTTACCCATATCTTCAAGTAAAGCGAGTATTCTTTTATCAAAATTTTTCATGTTGAATATTATCTAAAGTATACTATACTTACGGTGTTAATTATGGAACTACCAGATTACGATACATTATTTATTAATTACCAGACTGAAATACTAGGTGATATTAAAGTGGATGAGCTATCTTTAAAGGATAAAGCCATGCTTGTACCTGTTATTAAGCACAAGTGGGTTGCTCGCTTAATGATGCATAAAGATCAGATACGTAGACTGATTAACGCTAAGAAAGCAGCAATTAAAAAGTGTACTGCAGATATTCCGGTTGCATTGAGTAAGCAAGCTCTAGAACAGTCCGCATTAAATGATCCCACTGTAGCTAAGCTTGATGAAAGTATTGAAAAGCTTAAAATTATTATCGAATACCTGGAGAAAGTAGAAAAACTTACGGGCTCGTTAACCTTCGATTGCAAAAACGTAATTGACTTACAGAAACTTGAAACCACGTAATGAAGGTAAGCTTTGAATATGATTCTAAGAGAAAAGAGGTAAAGATAGTCTCAGACTACCTCAACAATATTAAAGAGCGGTTCTCTGTAAAGAATCCCGGGGCTCGGTTTAATCGTTACTCGCGTTTTATACCCCAACGCATTTATGCTATAACCCCGCAAGGGTATTGCGGTATTGGCTTGGTACCAGAAATTGTTAAGTTTCTTAATAGTCAAACTATACCGTTTGAAATAACGATGAACAATGAGCTGATTTCAGCACTTGAGCAATTACGCTTTCAGGTATCAAATAAAGAGGCACTTAAGAGTGAGTATGCCTTGAGAGACTATCAAGAAGAAGCTGTCAATAAAGCTTTAACATTTGGTCACGGTATAATCGAGCTTGCTACCGGTGGCGGTAAGACATTTATTATTGCAAATCTCGTTTACACTGCTACTCAAGTAATGAGTAATAAGGAGCGAGTATTAATTGTAGTACCTGACATTGGTCTTGTTGAGCAGACCTATAAAGATTTTATTAGTTACAACTATCCGATGGATACCGTAACTAAGTGGTCAGGTAATAATGAGATTGATACTAATGCCCAGGTTATTATAGCCAATATGGGTATTTTGCAAAGCGAGAAATCAGATCTGAGTTGGTTTAAAGAAGTCGGTATGCTAATTGTAGACGAATGCCATAAGCTTCGTAGAGGTAACAAAGTTAATAAACTTATTGATAAGATACCCACTTTAAGACGCTTTGGCTTTACAGGTACTTTACCGGAAAGCGATATTGATACCTGGAACATTAATAACTTTATCGGCCCGGTTATTTTTAAAAGAACTACTACCAATTTAAGAGAAGCTGCTGGTGGAGAGTACATAGCTAATGCCCAGGCCCTTGCAGTACACTTAGAGTACGGTATTAAACCTGACTATACTGCAGTTGCAGCATCTCAACGCTATTTAACAGAATTAGACTTTATACACAATAACAAGTTTCGGTATATGGTTATAAAGAACATAGTTAATAAGCTTAAGAACAACTGTCTTATTCTTGTGGATCATATTATTCATGGAGATAATATGTTTAAAGAGTTATCTGCATTAAGTGATAAGCAAGTATATTTTATACAAGGAAGTGTTGAGGTAGAAGAACGTAGAAAGATACAGCAACTAATGGAGACCAATAACGATGTTGTATGTATTGCAATAAGCAAGATATTCTCTACTGGCATTTCTATAAAAAACATACATTATATTATGTTTGCAGCAGGTGGTAAGTCTAAGATTAAAACTTTACAGTCTATCGGTCGTGGTCTACGTGTTCATGAGAACAAGGATGTACTCACTATAATCGACCTGGTAGATGAATTAATTTATGGCGGAAAACACTTCGACAAACGCAAAGAATTCTATGACCTTGAAAAAATCCAAGTCAGCGACAAGATTATCTGGGAAACCTAAGGAGCCTAAAGCCCCTAAAGTTCTAAGCGCCTCTGCTAAGGCTAAAAAGGTATACTATGTAAGTCCAGCAGACTTTACTGCCGAGCTTAAGAAGTACTATGAGACTGATGTCATTACTAATGAACTTGCCCTTATGATTAAAAATATTGCATACGGCTTAGCGCATGCATCTAATTTTATTAATTATACCTTTAAAGAAGACGCCATTGGTGATTCTTTGATTAACATGTTTAACGCACTCAAACAAAAGAAGTACCGCTTTGATAGAGGCAATAATCCCTTTTCATACTTTAACTCGATCTCTTTTAATTGTTGGCGTAGTCGTATTAAAAAAGAAAAGCGTATGAGAGATACGCTTGCAGCTTATCAAGAAGAAGTATATAGTGTTATTGGGCCAGGGGTGGGGGTCGAAGACCCTGTGAATCCGGCTGTTACATACAAAAGCAATGAAAATTATTAATTCAGAAGTAGGGATCTTTTCAGATCCACATTACGGAGTACATCGTAATAGTGAAACTTGGCATAAAATTGCACTTGAACATGCTAAGTGGGCTGCTGAACAATTTCGCCAAAGAGGCATTAAAGATATAATTATACCCGGAGACATATTCCATGATCGAAACGATATTGCTGTTAATACTCTTCATAATACTACCGATATTTTTGATTGTCTGCGGGAGTTTAATATTATCATTACTGTGGGCAATCATGACGCTTTTTATAAAGATAAGTCTGATATTAATTCAATTTCTATTCTCAGAGGCTGGTCTAATATTAGTGTTGTTGACACTCTTATGGTGGTTGACACGCAAGGTAAAAAAATAGCTTTCTGCCCGTGGGGTCAAGATGTTGAAGCGGTTCCAAAATGTGATATTATTTTTGGTCATTTTGAAATTAATAGCTTTAAGATGAACAGCTTTAAGAT